CGCGCTGTGCTGTTATTCGTAACACCCGTCAGATGCTATGGGACACGACGATTCCAGACTTTTTAAAGTGGTACCCAGATGGAGAAGCCGGTGTCCTTGAAAAAACCAACTCGAAGTTTTTGCTCAAGTTTGACGACGTTGAGTGCGAAGTATTGTTTCGCGGTCTGGACGACGCTAATGATGCACGACGTTTGCTTTCCCTCCAGCTCACTTTCGGTGTCATGGATGAATTTCGTGAAATTAACCCTGATATTTACAACGCTCTTACTGGCCGTTTGGGCCGTTACCCTGACAAAACGATGAACGGTGTGGGTGCCTGTGACGACGCGGGCAACCAAACGCATAAAGTGTGGGGCGCTACCAACCCGCCAGATGGGGATACGTTCTGGGAGCAGCTGTTAGTCGATCCTACGGACAACATGCACGTAACCATTCAGCCTAGTGGCTTGTCGCAAGAAGCAGACTGGGTGCAGTATTTGCCCGACGGCTACTACGAGAACTTGTGTGAAGGCAAATCGGAGGACTGGATTGATGTCTACGTACACGGCAAATTTGGGCGCTCATTGTCAGGACAGCCTGTATTCAGAGCTTTTGATCGAGATACACACGTCGCAAGCCAGACGCTTAACCACATCAAGCTCCAAACCCACCCACTCATTATTGGGATGGACTTCGGCCTCACGCCTGCATGCACAATCAACCAAGTTGATGCCCAAGGACGTTTGCTTACTTTTGCGGACATCACATCCGACGGAATGGGCACACTCCGATTCTGCCGAGAAAAGCTAAAACCGTTGCTGGCCAACCGTTTCCCAGGCATGAACGTGCTAATTATTGGTGATCCTGCCGGGCAGCAGCGAGCCCAGACTGACGAGCGTTCTGTGTTCGATATTTTAAAACAAGAAGGCTTTCGTGTCATCCCCGCCAAGACAAATAGCGTTGTTGCACGAGTAAACGCCGTAGATGCGATGCTGACTAGAACAGTGGATGGCAAACCCGGTCATTTGATTGATCCGTGCTGCACTAAACTAATTTCTGCACTTCGTGGTGGATATAGGTATAAAATCAGACAAAATGGTGAGGCGGACGATAAGCCCGAGAAAAACTCACACTCCCACATTGCAGATGCTCACCAGTATGCGTGTCTGCACGCTGATGGAAACGTCACAGGCGATGTTTGGGGGCGCAAAGCGGTTACAGTACAAAAATCCAATTACATATGGACCTAATACTGAAACTGTGCCATAGTACACTCCATTCACACAAAGTGACGCAAATATGCAGCTTGGCTTGAACATTACCAATTCAAACGCCCCGGGTACTGTTACCACGGGTGGTATGGTCACGATTAAATCTTTGAAGGCTTTGCAAGACGAACAGCGCACAGCTGCTCAACAGCAGAACTCTCAACCTGTAGTACAAGCCCTAGCCGGTTTCATTCGCAAAACGTGGATGAGCTCCATGCTAGCTAAGCAGCAGACTTCAGAGATCAAAATGCTTAAATCCGTTCGCGCACGTCGCGGCGAATACGATCCCGATAAGCTCGCTCAGCTTCGGGAGCAAGGCAGTTCCACCATCTACATGATGTTGACATCGAACAAATGCCGTGCTGCATCGAGCTGGTTGCGCGATACGTTAGTTACGGCGGCAGATGAAAAGCCTTGGACAATTAAGCCCGGTGCTATTCCTGACCTTCCACCAAATCAAGTTGAGTCCATCATGCAGCAGGCTCAACAAGAAGTTATGCAGCTTTACGCTGCGGGCCAACCGCCATCGGATCAACAAGTGCGCGAGCGTTTGCTTGAAATGAAAGATATGGCCATGTCCCACCTGAAGGATATGGCAGGCCGCACGGCTGAGCGTATGGAAGTCAAAATGACTGACCAGCTCCAAGAGGGTAATTGGTCTAAAGCATTTAGCGATTTTCTTGACGACATTACTACGTTCCCGTCAGCGTTTATTAAGGGCCCAGTAGTCCGCAAGCGCCCTAAGTTAAATTGGGTTCCAGCACAAAATGGTCAGTATGCGCTTGACGTGCAAGATGAGTTGTGCCTCGAATGGGAACGCGTTGACCCATTTAATATTTACCCAGCAGCTGATGCGTCTAACGTAGACGACGGCTCATTGATTGAACGCCACAAGTTAGCACGTGCCGATTTGCAAGCACTGATCGGCGTTGAAGGTTATAGCGACGGCGCGATCCGCATGGTTCTTGAAGAATACGGCAAGGGCGGTTTGCGTGACTGGATTTACGTTGACATGAACAAGGCTTCGGCTGAGGGCAAGTCGACAATGGGCGTGCAGCAAAACCCATCGCAGTTAATTGATGCTCTCCAGTATTGGGGCAGCGTACAAGGCCAGCTCCTGCGCGACTGGGGTATGACCGAAGAAGAAGTTCCAGACCCTCTGATGGACTACCCCATCGAAGCTTGGGTTATTGGCACATGGGTTATCAAAGCTGTTATCAACCCCGATCCACTGGGTCGCAAACCATACTACAAGGCATCCTATGAAGAAGTTCCGGGAGCATATTGGGGTAACTCTGTTGCTGATTTGTGCCGCGATGCGCAAGATATCTGTAACGCAGCTGCACGTGCGCTGGTAAACAACATGTCTATTGCCTCGGGTCCACAGGTGGTCTACAACATTGACCGCTTGCCTCAAGGCGAAAACATTACACAGATGTACCCATGGAAAGTATGGCAAGTTACTAGCGATCCTATGGCTGGTGGCGCAGCTCCCATGCAGTTCTTCCAACCATCCAGCTTGTCATCTGAGCTCATGAGCGTGTATGAGAAATTTGCTACGCTGGCTGACGAGTACACAGGCATCCCCAAATACATGACTGGCGAGAGCATGGCAGGCGGCGCAGGCCGTACAGCCTCCGGTATGAGCATGATGATGTCAAACGCTGGCAAGGCCATCAAGCAAGTTATTGCAAACATTGACGAGAATGTTATTCGTCTGGCCATAGAAAGGTTGTATTTTTACAACATGCGTTACGGTGATGATCCAGATTTGAAGGGCGACGTCAACATCGTTGCACGTGGTGCGACCTCGTTGCTAGTTAAAGAGCAAGCTCAGATGCGCCAGAACCAGTTCTTGCAGATTGCCCTGTCTAACCCGATCACACAACAAATCGTTGGTGTTGAAGGAATTGCGGAGCTGTTACGCCAGTCGGCCAAGACTTTGGATTTGAACCCAGACAACATCGTGCCACCAGTAGAAATCATCAAAGCACGTATGGCTCAGCAGCAACAACAGGCTATGGCCCAGCAACAACAGCAAGCCATGCTTGAACAACAAGGTGGCCAAGCGCAAGCAGGCGGTACACCACCAAACGCCAGACCAGGTGCTACACTACAAAATGGAGCCCCGGTAACAAACAATTTCGCACCAATTAGCGGAGTTGGCTCTTGACAATAGTAAAATGTTGTACATAATCGCATCAACCTAACGGAGTAATCCCATGCAAGCAATTAACCCAAACGAATCTCGTGGCTCTGCCGGTACAAACGGCAAAGAGTACGCTCAAACTTCAGCCAAGACAGACGGCATGTCTAAAGGCCCAGCCTCTCAAGGCAACGGCGGTACAGACGGCGGCATCTTCGCTACATTGAAGCGCGGCGGCAAAGAAGTCGCTCAAGATTCTGCTAAGACCGACGGTCTCTGCAAATAATGTCAGTGCGAGTTGACGAGCGAGTAGCTCGTTGCCTTACACTATTGAAATCGCAAGAGTTCCAACCACTGGTAGAATTCATGCAACTGACGCACGCAGAGACGCTAACGCGACTGTGTACGTCGAGAGAACAAGATGAAATGTGTCGGCTTCAGGGCCGCGCATTGCAGGTTAAGGAATTCCTTGACCTTGTTGACCAAGGTAGCACTTTGTTAACTAAAACCCGTCGATGAAACGCTGACCGTAAAGTCGGAGCGTAGAGTCAAAATTTAACCGTAGTAGCTGACCGTAAGCGTCGTGGTTGCATACCTTAAATGGAGCGACCTAGCGTAGTCGGAGCGAAGGAGATAGAAATGTCATTGCCTCGTGCTGTTCAACAGCAAGTTGAAGATGCTGATGCGCTTGTCGCTCAGTTAAACGGAACCCAGACTGTTAACCCAGAGACTGGTGAACCAATTGAAATCCCTCAACCCGCCCCTGAGCCACAACCGCAGGATGTTTCGCCAGAGCTAGAACCGAAGCCAGCGGTGTCTGAAGAGACATGGGAACAAAAATACCATACTCTGAAAGGCATGTTTGATGCTGAAGTGCCTCGCCTATATGCACAAGTTCGAGAAATGAATGGTCAACTGACTACTCTGACCTCTGAGCTGGCTGTAGCCAAAGCACAACAAGCGCAACCTGTACCGGCCTCGATTCCATCTCTAATCACTGAACAAGACAAAGAAGCATTTGGCTCCGACTTGATCGACTTGATTGAGCGAGCGACTGAAGCAAAAATGGCAGGCAGCCGCCAGCTTGAAGCCCAGTTGACCGCAGAGATCGCCGAACTAAAGGGTAGGCTAGGTAATGTGTCTGAGCGCCAAGTATTGTCTGATAAAGACCGCTATGAAAGCTCTCTGACGACACAGGTACCAGATTGGCAAACCCTGAATGTGGACCAAGGTTTCTTGAATTGGTTAGCGGAAGTGGACCCAGTTTACGGTTTGCCTCGCCAATACGCGCTCACAAACGCGTACGAAGCATTGGATGCAGCCCGTACTGCCACGATCTTTAACCAGTACAAGAAGTCTATCGCCCCAGTTCAATCGAACAACCGTGCCGATCTTCAGCGTCAAGTAGCACCGACCCGCTCGCGTACGTCGCCAGCTCCTACGAATCCAAATATGGATAAGCGTGTTTATAGCCAACAGGATATTGACTCGTTTTACTCAGAATGGAGACGTGGGTTCTTAGACGAGGCAGAAGCGGTGCAGATTGAAAAAGATATCCATGCCGCCACCGTCGAAGGACGCATTCGCTACTAAGCAAGCAACCTAGACATGGCGGTTCAAACCAAACTGTTTTTAAACTGAAAGAGGACCTCCATGTCTACTATTACCGCAGCAGCAGCCTATCCCATTAACTCCGGTGGTTTTAACACCCCCGGCGGCCAAGTAGCGTACTCCGGTACCGCTTACTCTGGTTCGTTCATTCCAGCCCTCTGGTCTGGCAAGTTGGCACAGAAGTTCTATGCCGCCACCGTGTTTGGCGAAATCGCTAACACCGACTGGCAAGGTGACATCACCGGCATGGGCGACACTGTGATCATCAACACGATCCCTTCGATCACCATCAACAGCTACTCTGTTGGCCAAAACTTGGCTTACGAAGTTCCAGCTCCTTCGACAATCACTTTGGTGATCAACAAGGGTAAGTACTTCGGCGTGAACGTGAACAACGTGTTGGAATTGCAAGCCAAGCCTAAGTTGATGGACATGTTCACCAACGACGCCGCAATGCAAATGAAGATCAACATCGACAAAGACGTGTTGTACACAACCTTCAACCAAGGCGACGCAGCTAACCAAGGTGCCACTGCTGGTGCTATCTCTGGTGGCTACAACCTCGGTATCGACACTGCCGCTATCACTTTGACTGCTTCTAACATCTTGTCTAGCATCACTGCTTTGTCAAGCGTGTTGGACGAAGCCAACGTGCCTGAGACTGACCGCTGGTTGATCATCACCCCCACAGAGCGTCAAATCTTGATGCAATCGAACTTGGCACAAGCCCAGTTCATGGGTGACGCATCTAGCGTGTTGCGTAACGGCAAGAT